CTTCATTCAAACGCCAAAGATGATGCAGTGCATTGTTGGCGGCCTGGAAAAAGACGAGAATGAGGGCGAGTTGTCTTACGACGAGCAATTCGTTGCAGCGGCTGATCTTGGCTACTGCGACTTGTTCCAGTTCACCTGTGCAGCGGCCCGCACTTGTGACGCTTGGAAATCTGGTGGGCCTATCACAAAGGATTGATCATGTACGGCAAGATGTCTGCTCCCAAAATGGGCAAAAAAGATTCCAAGTCCTATGGCGCTAAGAAGGCTATGCCTGTGGCCATCATGGTTGCTGTTGGCAAGCCTAAGCCGCTGCCCAAGCGTGGTCAACGTGCTATGACCAACAAGATGAGTCGCGGCAAATGAAAAAGACCAAAGCCGAAAAGAAGATGTCCCTCGTTATGCGCGAGTTTAAATCTGGCAAGTTGCACTCTGGTAAGGGTGGCCCTGTTGTCAAGAACCCTCGCCAAGCGGTTGCCATTGCACTATCTGAGGCTGGGAAATCCCAGAAGAAGAAGTGAAAGAGGTGTGGGACAAGAAGCGTCCAAAGTCCTTGGGCGCTGCTAAACCGCTGACACCGGCTAAGAAGGCCGCTGCCAAGAAAATGGCAAAGGCTGCTGGTCGTCCGTACCCCAACTTGGTGGACAACATGAGAGCCGCGAGGAAGAAATGAAGACCGCTGCTTGGACTCGCAAGGAGGGGAAAAATCCTGCCGGTGGATTGAACGAAAAGGGCAGGAAGTCCTATAATCAGTCTACAGGCGGGAACCTAAAAGCTCCTGTCAAATCAGGCGACAACCCAAGACGGGCCTCCTTTCTTGCGCGTATGGGCAATATGCCTGGGCCTGAATACAAAGACGGCGAACCGACTCGCCTGCTTCTTTCCCTCAGAGCTTGGGGCGCATCGTCCAAAACGGATGCAGTAGCCAAGGCAAAAGCAATTTCTGCGAGGAACAAGAAGAAATGAGGCCAATCTCCGTCGGGGTCAACCCAACAGCAGCAACGCTGACCACTGTCTACACAGTGCCGACGGGGTACTACGCCAAATTCACGGTGATGTACATCCACAATACTGGTGGATCAACGAAGCACATCACTGTCCAATGGATTGATTCCAGCGCAAGTGCAACCTACGACATCCTGACGCAGTATTCGCTCAATGCCAAGAACTACTTGCAGTTTGACGGCAATGCGTACATCGTGTTGGAAGAGGGTGATTCGATCAAGATCACTACTGAATCTGGCAGCACCTTCAGCTTCATCGCAACCTTTGAAGAGACAGGATTGACACGGCAATGACCTACCTAGAACTCATCAATGATGTGCTGATTAGGCTGCGTGAGACAACTGTCGCCACTGCTAATCAGACGAACTACTCCACCCTGATTGGCAAGTTTGTCAATGATGCCAAGCGCCAGATCGAGGACGCATATGCGTGGAATGTGCTGGGTCAGACGGTCACTATTACTACTGTGGCCGGGACTTACATCTACTCGATGACCGGTGCTGGTCAGAAGTTCCAGGTGGTTGATGCCATCAATGTGACCGCCAATGTGGGCTTGACGAACATCAGCTTCGTTGAGATGAACCGCTACCAGAACTTCACCACTCCGATCACTGGCATTCCGAATGCCTATGCCTTTGATGGCGTGGATGGTAGTGGCGATACGAAGGTGGTGCTGTACGCCCGTCCTGATAACGTTTATTCGCTCCAGTTCGCTTTGACCGTGCCCCAGGCCACTCTGACCTCGGATAGCACCTCTGTGCTGGTTCCTGATGTTTTGGTGACTCAGAATGCCTATGCGCGGGCTTTGATCGAGCGCGGTGAGGACGGAGGCTTCTCGTCGTCCGAGGCTTATCAGTTGTATCGCTCGATGCTGTCTGACTACATTGCTCTTGAGGGCACTCGTTACCCCGAGGCGCAGGAGTTCATTGCGATATGAGCCAGCCGCTGCAAACAGCTAGTGTTTCTGCCCCAGGCTTCTTTGGGCTAAACACGCAAGACTCTCCGACTAATCTGGAGTCTGGCTTTGCTTTGGTTGCAACGAATTGCATCATTGATCGCTACGGGCGCATCGGTTCTCGCAAGGGTTGGTCTAGGGTCAACTCGTCTTCTGGGAACCTTGGGGCTAATAACGTCGGCGTGATCCATGAGTTGGTGCAGTCTGACGGCACGATTACAGTGCTGTTTGCTGGCAACAACAAGCTCTTCAAACTCGATGGGTCGAACGCTGTTGTGGAATTGACCTATGGGGGGGGAGGGTCTGCGCCCACCATCACTGCTAGCAACTGGTCGTGCGCTTCCCTCAACGGCATCACCTACTTCTTCCAGAGTGGCCATGACCCACTGATCTTCGATCCTACGGTGTCTACAACGACCTATAGGCGCGTTTCGGAGAAGACTGGCTATGTGGGTACTGTCCCTAGCGGAAACATCGTCCTATCGGCTTTTGGACGGCTCTGGTCGGCCAATACGTCCACAGTCAAGAACATCGTGTACTTCTCTGACCTGTTGGCAGGACATGTCTGGTCTACGGGAACTGCTGGCTCGTTGAATGTGGATCGTGTCTGGCCCAATGGTGCAGATGAGATCCAGGGGCTTGCTGCTCACAATGGCTTCCTGATCATCTTTGGCAAGCGGCAGATCTTGGTCTATCAAGATGCCACTACGCCATCGACGATGCAGTTGAGCGACACGGTGGGTGGCATTGGTTGCATTGCCAGGGACTCGATCCAGACCACTGGTAAGGACGTGCTGTTCTTGTCCAACTCTGGTGTGCGCTCGTTTGCCAGGACGATTGTTGAGAAGTCAGCTCCTTTGGGGGACTTGTCTAAGAATGTCCGTAATGACCTGATGCTGGTGGTTTCAACTGAGACTCCTGCCAACATCAAGTCTGTGTATTCGGAGTCAGAGGCTTTCTACCTGTTGACGCTGCCAACCAGCAAAGAGGTGTATTGCTTTGACACTCGGGCGCAGCTACAGGATGGATCTTTCAGGGTCACCAACTGGAACAACATTGAGCCTACTGCTCTGCTGTCCAGGCGTAATGGTGATGTGCTGATCGGCAAGAATGGCTATGTCGGCAAGTACGGCACCTATCAAGATCACACATCCTCGTATCGGTTTCAATACTTCACCAATCACGCAGACCTGGGCAACGCCAACGTCACCTCTGTCCTTAAGAGACTGCGTGTTGTGGTCATTGGTGGCACCAATCAGTATCTGACGATGAAGTGGGGCTTTGATTTCTCCACTGCCTATCAGTCTGGCAACGTCTTGATCCCGTTGCAGGGTGTGTCTGAGTACGGTATTGGAGAGTACGGGATTGCCGAGTATTCTGCTGGTGTTGCGTTGCAGACGCTATCTCTGCCGGTCAATGGGTCTGGCAAGATGGTTCAGACTGGATACGAAACCAACATCAACGGCGCATCGATGTCCATTCAACGGATTGAGATCCAATTCAAAGACGGGAAAGTATCATGAGCGATTACGTTCAAAGCACCAACTTCGCTACCAAAGACGCTCTTCCTTCTGGCGATCCGCTCAAGATCGTCAAGGGCACTGAGATCAACACCGAGTTCGCCAACATCGCCATTGCTGTTGCGACGAAGGCTGACAAGAGTGGCTACACGGCCAATGGTGTTGTCTACTCGTCTTCTAGCGGCATCCTAAGCACTGGCAGCGGTTTCGTGTTTGATGGCACGAATGTGGGCATTGGAGAAAGCACTCCAGCAACCTACGGCAAGTTCGTGGTGGCTGGCACTGGCTCGTTCACCAACTCTCTGGTGTCTACCAGTTCTACGCTGACTGACAAGCCCACTGTTGAGTTCCGCAAGACGATGAACGTCACCTCCAATCAGGTGAACTCTGTTGGCAAATTTTCGTTCAACGGGAAATGGGGTTCTACTGCTGGCGAACAGGCTTACATTGATGTAACGTCTACCAATGCCGGAGGTCTTGTAGACACCACCGATCTGCGGTTCGCGGTCAAGTCGTTGTCTTCTCCTGGATCTGCTGAGCGCTACATCAATATTGGCACAAGCGGAATCACGATGGATGCCGGTGGTGCTGCTGAGCTTGAGTTGAGCAACAACACCGTCAATCTTTCTGGCACTACGATCAACCTCAGTGGTAACGTAGCATCGCCTACCCTGACTGGCACGCCAACAACCCCAACGGCTACTGCAACAACCAACACCACACAAGTTGCTAGCACGGCGTTTGTTCAGAGTGCTATCTCTCAGTTCATAAAGGTACACACGGTCAACACTACCACGGGATCTTCATACTCCAATGGCACTGGCAGTTACACCGATCTGTTGACTCTGAGCATTACTCCAAAGTCTGCCAGCAGCAAATTCTTTTTGATTGCGTCGGCATCATTTTCTTGTAGTGGAGGTGCTGGGAATGGTGCAGAGGTTGCGCTGGTTCGTAACAGCACTACCCTGCTCAACCAGTACAACGGCCATGCGTTGAACAACACCTTCAATGCGTCTTTTGCCCCCAACATTGTTGACTCTCCAAACACAACGTCTGCCATCACCTATCGCATTCAGGCCAAGAGAGAGGGCGCAGACACTATTTCCAATCTCGGGACTTATTCGTTTACCGTGATTGAGTACAGTTGATGCAATGCGAGAAATGTGGTCTATGTTGTAAGGCTGTGAACTGTATGCACCTGACAGAAGACAACCTGTGTTCGATCTATGAAACAAGGCCAGTGGTGTGCAATGTGGAGAAGACCTACGAGGTCTACTTTTCGCGTGTCATGAGTCAACAAGAATTCGAGCAGATGAATAGAAAGATCTGCATTACGCTTCAGGAGAAATAACATGGTTCCAGCACTTATTGCGGGTGGCGCTTCACTACTTGGTGGTCTCTTAGGAGGCAGTTCTGCCCGACGGGCTGCTCAAGCGTCGGCTGATGCTCAACGTGATGCGGCTCGAATTGCGGCTGAAGAAGCCCGATTCCGTCCTGTTGGCATCACTACGCGCTTTGGCACATCGACTTTCGAGACTAGTCCTGAGGGCCGTGTAACGGGTGCTGGCTACGAGCTATCGCCTGAACTTCGTGCCTATCAAGATCGCTTGATGGGATTGACTGGTGGCGCTCTGACGCAGGCTGAGGCAGGACAGGAGATGTTCCAGCCTCTGTTTGGCGCTGGTCAGGGCTTGTTTGGTCTGGGTCAACAGTACTTGGCGCAGTCTCCTGAGCAGGCTGCACAGCAGTACATGATGCGTCAGCAAGATCTGTTGGCTCCTAGCCGTGAGCGTCAGTTTGCTGCACTGCAAAACAGGCTGTTCCAGACTGGTCGTGGTGGCTTGTCTGTTGGTGCTACTGGAGAGCGTCCTAGCGGCGCTGCTGGCCTTGGTGCTACTACTCCTGAGACGGAGGCTTACTACAACGCCCTGGCGCAACAGGATGCTGAGTTGGCTACTCGTGCAACGGAAGAGGGTCGTCGTCAGGTGGCGTTTGGTGCTGGCTTGTTCGGCACTGGTGCTGATCTGATTGGTCGTGGCTACACGGGTCAGATTGGTGCCTTGGCTCCGTTTGAGACGTACCTGGGCGCTTCCAGGACTCTTGAGGGCTTGGGTCAACAGCCATTGACACTTGGCATGGAGATCGGCGCTCAAGGACGAAATCCAGCATCTGCCCAAGCGCTTCTTTCTGGCGGTATGGGCGCGGCCCGTACTTTGGAAGCTGCAAATGCATTCAATCCGTTTGCTGATTTCCTGACAGGCTTTAGCCGCAATCCTGCTCTGGTCAACAGCGCAGCCAGCATATTTGGCAACAGGGCACCCGTAGATGCTCTGGGAACTTCTGCATATGGCCCTGGGTTGACAGGTTTTGAAGCGGCTCAGTACGACATCTATGGTCGCTAAGGGGTAAGAAATGGCAACTGATATCGTAGGCTCCTTGTTTGGCGTTACGCCTGAGATGCTCCAGCAGCGTCAGTTTGAGATGGCTGATCGCCAAGCTCAAGAGTACGCACAGATGAGTCCTCTTCAGAGGGCTAGTTACGGACTGGCTCGCGGTGGCTATCAACTCGCTGGTGCGCTTGGTGGGGAAGATCCTCAACTGCGTATGGTCAGCACTCGAAACGCTATTGCGCGTCAGATTGATCCTACAGACCCGCAATCCATGATGCGTGGTATCCAGGCTCTGCAACAGGCTGGAGATCAGGTTGGTGCTATGCAACTTGCTGCTGTCTATCAACAGCGCATGAAGGTTCTTGCTGACATTGGTCAGAGTGAGGCGGCAGCGGCGTCTTCTAGAGCAACTACTGGCAAAACTGTTGCAGAAACCAGCGCATTGCGAGCTAAGGAAGCAGCACTAGCCGCATCAGCTAGGCGTTACTTTGGAGGTGCTGCTGGTCAAACTGAAGCGACGGCACAACCTGCTGCTGTAGAGGCTGCTCCGGCACCGTATTTCAACGAGTCTGTAATTGCTGACCTGCCTGCTAGGGTGCAAGATGATATTCGCACTGTTCTTGGAGATGCAGCGCAACTGCGAAACATACCGGAAGATGAACTGCGCTCAGCCCGTGCCACAGCTAGATTGAAGTCAGCAGATGCTTTGGATCGACAAGCTGCTAGCATTTTGGCCGCCACACAGCGCTCTGCCAGAGGGTTTAGCACCCCAGCAGAGACTCAAGAAGTTGATGCCGCTCTTGCATTGCTGCGTCCTCCTCAAGCGGCTCCTGTTACCCGTGATGCTCCTGCTTCGCCTGCTGCGCCTGCTGCCGCTGCTGCCGCACCAGCGCGTACTGCCGCTTCCGAGGATAGGATTACCGCTATTCAAAGGCGTTTGGACACCATCCTTCCTGACCGTGATGCTGGATTGAAAGCTGCCGAGATTGAGGGTAAACAACTTGAAGAGGAACTGAAGTTTCTTCGTGAGGCAGCTAAGCCAACTGAGATTGAGCGCCTGATCGCAAGGCGTGAGCAATTGATTGCTGGAGGTGCCCAGCCTGACAACGCTGCGCTTCGAGACATCAGTGGACGTATTGCAAACTTGCAAGGCCGTGAAGTCAGGTTTGGTGAACAGCGAGAGGCTTATGCTATCCAGCAGTTCCGCAAGCCATTTGCACAACTAACTCAGGAGCAACAAAAAATCATCAATGACCGTGTTGATGCTGAGGCTGCAAAACCGAGAGTCAGTATCACAAATCAGCTTCCTGGTGTAAGAGCACTAGCAGATATTCCTGCCTTTAGGCGTAGCGTTCAAGCAACGATTGATCCACAACTCAAATCTATTGACGCTGCTGATCAAGCACTGCAAGCAATTGATGACTCCATCCGGACGAACAACTTTGTGTCCTTTAACGCGGCGCGTGTGCAGTTGGCCAAGGCTCTTGGTGACAGCCAGTTGAGCCGCCGAGACGTTGAGCAGGCCGGTGGAGATCCATCGCTGATCGGCGGTTTGTACGATGCAACATCTCGTTTGTTTACGGGCACTCCGTCGCTGGACACTCAAAACAAGATCAAAGCGACATTGAATGCAATCCGAACTGTTGCCGATAGGAAAGCACGATCAGAAGTTGATGTGCAGCGTAATATTGCACTCAGCATTCCTGGTTATGATCCTGCCGCAGTGGAAAGAGCTTTGAGCTTCCCTCAATTGCAGCCTCGCGCAGGTGCAACTGGTGCTGGTTCATTGGCAGAGCAAGCAAGAGCAGAACTTGCTCGTCGTCAAGCTGGAGGAAGGTAACATGGCAGTAGATCTCAGCAAACTCTCCACTGCCGAGCTGGAGGCTATTGCCAATAACAACCTAGGCTCACTTTCAGATGAGACATTGAGGATGTTGTCTCAAGAGACTCCGGCTGAGACTCGTCCCGTGCCTCCTACTGGATCTGTGCTGATGGAGTCTGCCAGGAGAGGTCTGGCTGGCTTTCCTAGCTTCGTGGCTGGTCTTGGTGCCCTTGTTGGCGAGAGTCCTGCTGGAAGGGGCGTAGCGGAGCTTTTCAGGCCAGAGGCTCAACCAACTCGCAGGCCACCTACACAAGCCTTTACAGAGGCTCAGCAGCCCACTCAACAGGCCTTGATGAGCGCACTGGGTACTACTGGAGTTCGTCCAGTGACTACTGGTCAGCGCTTGTTCTCTGCTGGTGTAGAGGGTATGTTTTCTCCTGAGTCATATCTGTTCCCGCCGATTGCTGCGGTGCGCCGAGCATCTACTGCTATGCAAGGTCTGTTGCGTCCTGCTGAACAGGCTGTGGTTGCCACTGGCGCAGAGGCTGGAGGCATGGCAGGTGAGTATGCTGGGGCCAAAATGGGTTCTGAGACTACTGGCAGGGTTGTCGGTAGCGTTCTTGGTGGCGCTGGCGCTGCTTACGGCTTGAGTACCGTGCCGCGTGTTGGTGCTTTGGGTGGCAAGGGCTTGGATGTCATCAAGAGCCAGTGGGAAAAGGTTCGTGGCACTGTCCCAGAGGACGAGCTTCTCAAGGACGTTGACAACCGAATCAGCAACATCTTTATTGCTGCTGGTCAGGCTGACCCGAACTTCATGAAGACGCTGACTGACGCTGCTAAGGCTCAAGAAGGCGTTTCGTTGAAGGCTCCTGGTGCTGCATCGGTGAAGTTGCCGATGTCTGCATTGCTGGCCAACAACCCTGTGATTGACTCTTTTGTCCAGAACTTGGCATCGCGAGATCCTGTGTTCCGTGCCCAGTACGGTGGTCAGTATGAGGCTGCGAAACTGGCTTTGGCGCAGAATCAGGTCAGGCTGTTTGGTGATCCTAGCAAAGCTGTTGTCTATGTGGCCGCGCCTGATTTTTCTAGGGCGCAGGCTATGCTGGTCAAGTCGCTCGATGAAAAAATTGCAGATGCCTACAAAAATCAATCCATTGATCCAAACGCATTTGGAAAACGTGTTTCGGCTTTGATCTCAGAGAAAGAAAAAGCAGCCTATGCGGAGGTCAAGCCCCTGTACACAGAGGCGTTCAACATTGCTAAATCCAAGAATGTGGAGCTTCCTGCTAGTTCTGTAGACGACATCTACAACTTTGTCCAAAGCGAGAGACTGGGAGATATCTTCGCTACATTCCCAGAAATTTACACTAAAGTTTCAACGCGCTTTAGGCCTACAAGAACAGAGCCTAGCCCCATCCTGACGGCTGAAGGCGCTCCTATGCGTCCTGGAGGCAGAGAGTTTGCTCCGGCCACCATTGAGGATCTGGATTCTCTCAAGCGTGAAATTAACAAGCAGTTGGCAAAGACGGATGCGCCATCTGAAATCCGCGTACTGTCTGAATTGAAAGATCGTGTGGCTGGGCATATTGAT